TGATTAGAGTAGATAATAACTTTGGTTAATCTAATAATAATATAACTTGGATTATGTAAAAATCAACATAAAAGAATACTAATTAAAATATAAATATAATGGAAGAATTAGACCTAAATAAACTTTTAAATAGAGAGGAAAAATCAGCAAATATAAAAGAATTTTTAAAAAATTTTGAATTAAATAAACATAATATGCTTCATAAAAAAGGTATTTATATTTATGGAGAACCTGGTACCGGTAAAACAACATTTATTACTAATATTTTGAAAGAATTAGATTATGATATAATTAAATATGACGCAGGTGACATAAGAAATAAATCAATTATTGATAATATTACAAAACATAATATGGCAGATAAAAATATATTGAGTTTATTTAATAAAAAAATAAGAAAAATTGCTATCGTAATGGACGAAATTGATGGCATGAATAATGGTGATAAGGGAGGTATAAATACTCTCATAAAATTAATACGACCAAAAAAAACAAAAAAACAAAAAATTGAAGATGCCACAATGAATCCAATTATATGTATTGGTAATTATCACATCGACAAAAAAATAAAAGAATTAATGAAGGTTTGTAATACTGTAGAATTAAAAACACCAAATACTTCGCAGATAACAAATATTTTAAAACATTTAATTCCTACAGACGATAATAATATTAAAACAAAACTAATTACATTTATTCAAGGTGATTTAAGAAAATTAAATAATATATATAACATTTATAAAAATAAAAAGGATATATTAAAAGACGAAAACTTTAGTAATATTTTCCAATTAAAATCATATAATGATGATACAAAAAAAATAACTCAAAAATTAATAAATTCACATTATCAAATGTCAGAACATACAACCATAATGAATGAAACAGATAGAACAATTGTTGGTTTATTGTGGCATGAAAATATAATCGATATTTTGGGTAAAATTGATAAAAGTATTTCAATTCCTTTTTACATAGAACAATTAGAAAATATGTGCTTTGCCGACTATATTGATAGAATAACATTTCAAAAACAAATATGGCAGTTTAATGAAATGAGTTCTTTGATAAAAACTTTTTATAATAATCGCATATTCCATATGAAAGTGAAAAAAATAAAGAAATATAATCCTGCCGAAGTTAGATTTACAAAGGTGCTAACAAAATATTCAACAGAGTATAATAATTCTTTATTTATACAAAATCTATGTCAACAATTAGGTATTGATAAAAAAGATTTGTACTCTTTTTTTCTTGAATTGAAAAATAATATTAATGAAAACCAAATGTTGCTTTTATTTGAAAATTATGAAATTTCCAAATTAGATATTAATCGTATATATAGATATATAGATAAGTATACAAAAGAAAATATCGCAGACGAAGAAGAACTCAATGAGGAAAGTGATGATAACGAAAGTAAATAATATATTATTGATTCATATATAATTAAATTATATATAATTTAATTATATTTATAAATATATAATAATTGTATTCAACTAGTAGAATACAAAATAATTAGTTTATATTTTATATTTTATATTTTATATTTTATAAATTAGATACAGTGTTCAACCGTCTTAAACGCTTGTTATTCCATGTTTCCTTTATTCTTTCGCTAATGGTTTGATTCAAATGTCTTTCACATTGTTCAGGTGAATCAAAATACAATACGACACGTTTATTTGGAACTTCGCCGGTTGCTAATACAAGTGAGAAGTAAAGGTCTTCGTTTAAACTTCCAACAATATCCCTAGTATATTTTCCAGTTACCGCATCTCTTATCTGCGAACCAAAATCACCAGAATTATATACTACGATTTTTTTATTCTTCAATCTTCCATTATTTTGTGTAACCTTCCTATAAATTTCATTATAACCAATATCAATATTTTTAATATCGTCTATTAAATTATATGATCTTTTTTCAACGTCGTTATTGTTAGAAGGATGGTATCTATCATCGTATTCCATAGTTTTCTTTTTTATAATATACATAATATTATTATCTTTAAGTTATTTTGTATATATTATTCAGACAAATATAAAAAAATATTACGATAAACAAGATTCGAAATTAGTAGATCTTTTTCTTTCTAATTCTAAGTTGATTAAATCTTTTATTTTGTTTTCAAGATATTTAACCTTATCATTTAATAATTTATTCTCTCTAGTTAATTCTTGTATTAATAGTATATTTTCAGTTATTTGTTTATCGTATAACGTATTGTTATTTTTACTCTTCAAATTATTTATTAATTTATTGTAATCATTAAATTTTTTTGTTTCAGTCTTGATAATTTCCTCTCTTCTCTCTTTAATATCCTTTATTTGTTTTGAAACATCTGGTTTATTTTCTGGTTTTCCAGGATGGTATTTCTCTAACAAATCATCTATATCATTCAAAAAAAATTGTTTTATATCTTCGTCTTTTATAAAATAATCTACCGTTTTATCAGAAATATTCACTGTAGGATTTGGTTCTAATAATAATTCTTTTTTATCAAATGAATTATGATTGTGAGAGAAAACTAAAATAGATTTTTCTGTATCTAACAGAACAAATGGGATAGTATAATTTTTTAAAAAGTGTTTTTCTTCAGCGACAGAAGTATTATTATCAAAACTAGTTTCTTTTAGTAATTCTTTCCTAAAAGCAAAGGTTGCCGCGGTAGAATGACTGGGTCCATAAGGTCCAAATCGGTACATTTTTTGTATATGTTTAAAATAAATATACATTTCACTTGATCCGGCACATTTTGCTTTCGGGTTTTCTCTCAATCTTTCTACAGCATGACTAATCCTTTCAGGTGGATAATAGTCATCATCATCCATATAAATAATTATGTCGCCAGAACATTTTTCGTGTGCAATATTTCGTTTTTTTCCTAGTGTCATTTTTTCATCATATTGGTAATATTTTACTTGTGGTATGTCCTTAACTAAGTCTTCTATTTTATCTGTACCGTCATCAATTATAATCCATTCTATTTTGTTTTTTGGATAATCTTGGGATTGAAAACATTTGATAATATGCGGAATAAATGGTCTTCTATTAAATGTAGGAGTACATACACTTACAAAAGGTGTTTTTGATATTTTATTTTTTCCCATTGTTTTTAATTATAATAATTATTTAGTTTTATATTATTATAATTTATTTATTAGTTTTTATTCTTATTCAGATTGTTTTAGTTATTTTGTTTTTTTAATTGCTTGCTTATTTGTTTTAATTTTTTATTAAAATTACTAGAATCTATTTTTTCTTTTTTACCTCCTCCTGCCATAACGGGACCACCACATGTCTTTATTGCTTGTTCACTACTAGTTAAAGGTGATAAAAATTTCTCGGGAACAGAATCAAATAATCCAAAGTTAATAAATCCAAAATAAATTAACAATGTTGTTAAAAAGCAAAATATTCCTGCTGTAGATCCTAATATGCTATAAGCATTCAACATCAAATTAATAGATATTAAAATACTTATTAATACTTTATAATATAAAATAGTTTTCTTTACAATACCAAAAAGTCCAATCTTTTCTCCATTCAATTCGCCTGAATAAGCATTCATTGAAAATATCGTCAATATAATGAAAATAATTGATAAGAGTGGCATTAAAAATGGCAATGTAATTAATCCAATTATACACATAAAACCGCACGCCGCTACAGCAAAAAAGAACTCCATTGGGTCTAAGAATGTAATTTCAGACCATTCAGGAGCACCAGATAATTTCATATTTTCATTTTTTCTGAAAAACCATTTTAGTTGTGTGAACCAACTTATGAGGACATGTAAACTATCTGCTAAGAATAAAATTATTATAAAAAATAAAAATAAAAATGGACCTATTATAACTATTAAAAATTCAGGTAATTGATTTAATAAATTGAAGAAAACGTTGTAAAAAATATAATTCAATGATAGACCACCTTGAATAATAGACATAATGTACCCACTAATTGATGTACTCGTAGGTGCGTTTTTTAATTGTCGTATTGTGTCTAAAACAATACTTTGTTGATTATCTTTATATTTGAAATACAATTTTTGCGACATTGGAACTGAACCAAAATAAGTTTCAAATAAATTTGTAGGTATTGGATTTGAACTAAAATCAGGATCTACATTTGTATATGGTTTACAACCAGTTTCAGTTGGTAATATATTTGTTTGTGCAACTTTACAAGTAAATAAAATATATCCAGCAATAATTACATATAGAAAAATATGTACGATACTTGCTATTGTTTTGTTCAAAAATTTTTTTACTTTATTTACATAAGCAGTATTTGGTAATATTGTTTTTTTTACTTCATCTATATCTGGTGTATCACTCTCACTTGACATTTTCTTATATTAAATCAATATAAAATTATTTGAGAAAATACTTTTCTAATATATAAAATATCATATTATAATATAAATTATGAATATTTCTAAAAAAGAAAAAACGATTATATTTTTAGCAGTTATAAGTTTCATTCTTTTAGTAATTATTTATAAATGGGCAAATTATTTATCAAATAGTGAATATATACAATTCGTTCCAGTTTCGTACAATTCCCAAATAGAAGGATTCAGTACAGGAAAAACTAACACCGTTAACTTACCGATCAATACCAGTTATAGTTGTAAAAATAAATGCGGACCTACAGCGCGTTGTTCTATAACGGGTGAGCAATGTTTAGCTGATATTGATTGTAGAGGTTGCCAACCATATTCACCACCGCTTAAAAAGACAACAAATATTCGCGGTGATGATGACGCTGGAATAATGACTACTGGCGTGACTCCAACATATTCTGTTCTTACAAGTGATATTGGAACAACTGCGACAATTTTTAATAACAAGAACACTAGAACACCAATGTTGTCAAACGGTGTAAATACTTGGAGAAAACAATTCAACAGAACAAAAACTTTATTTGATTCGAAATTTTCCCCACCAAATTTACAATATATGCCTGTATACAAAAAACAATATACCGCTACAGGCGAATTTATAGATAATGGACCATTAGCGTCAAACTCAACTATGACAGAAGTTTAAATAAAAAATAAAAAATTAAAATCATAATTTTTATACCTTTTTATGTTACACCTTTTTTACATTTCAAACGCCAATTTTTTATATAGTCCTAAACCGTATAAAATTATTTGTAATTCTTCTTTATTTTTTGGAACATATTTTTCTGGTCTTTCATAAGAATCCTTGAATATAATAGTCGGTGTTTCAAATGTAAAAAGGTGTAAAACGTCCATAAGAATTATTATAATAATTATAATGACTAATATTTATAATAACTAACATTTATAAAGTTAATTCATTATATATTTTATCAGTATTTTCGTTTGTTTTTACATTAATAAAAGAGGCAAAATACATATATAATTTTTTTAATAATTTCAAAATATCATTATATTCTTCAATAAAATCGTTAATACTTACCGCAAATCCGAATCTAAAATGAAATACCATTAGAGCAAATGATATATATAAAAAACCAATTAAAATTGAAACTGTCATTCTATTTTTAGTTGTTTTTTCCATATTTAAAAAATCTAAAAAGGGATCAATAATAGTTATATCTTCTCCATCCAAACTATTTTCCATTTTACTCAATAAACAACCTTTGAATAAAATAAATGAAACTGCTGCTAGAAATAAGAAAACCAAAATAATAATATTTTGTACTTTTGACCCATATAGCATAAATATCGTTAAATAAAATGGTAAATTAACATGAAATGCTCTTAAAAAAAAACCTAAATTTTTATCAGATAGGTTAAAAAAATTTGCTGTTTTAACATTAGAAACCATATTTTCTACAATTTTTTTTTTGTAATCCTTTGTTTCCATTATTATATTAATGATATATACAAATTTAGTATAAAACGAATAAAAAAATTATTATTTAGTGTAATGGATCATATTCAAGAAAAAATTAATAATTTAAAAAATACCATAACTGAAAGGGATAAATATACACTTATTGAATTATATGATGACCCTTTAGTTAAATCAATAAGATTAAACTATATTTTTTACATTACAACTTTATTTTGTCTATATATTATTTCAAAATATTCTAAAATAAATTTTTTTTTTACTATTATAACCTTTATTGCGGCATCATTTAACGGTTATTTTGTTCATTTTATAGCACATTATATTGACTTTGAAGCGTTTATGTCTAAGCAAAACAATTATATAACAAATAACAAATATTTAAATAATATTACATTATGGTTTTGTAGAATTCTAGATTTTCACGAAAAAACTCATCATGATTCGACAATTAATAAAACAACGAAAAATCTCATTGTAGAATTTTTATTGAATTTTTTTACGCAAGGAGGGTTTGCTCTATGTTTTTACTATATAATGAAAAAATTAAATGGTTATATTTTTCTTTTATGGGGGTTATTATATTGTACAATACATATAATAAATTATAATATAGTTCCCTCAAAAGTACACATTAATCATCACATGGAAAAAACAACAAATTATGGTATAGATTTTTGGGATATTATGTTAGGAACAAAATACGACAATAACTCAAATGATGTCGAAATAATTAATCATTACGCTATTAATATTGCTATTTTAACGGGAATAATTATTTTACTGATAAAATATGATGTTTTTTATTTTTTATAGTTTTACACCTTTTAACATTTCAAACGTCGATTTTTATAACTCTATAATATAAATGAAAATAGTAAAAATAAATGCTTAAAAAATCATTTACAAAAAAAGAAAATAAACTCTAATTCGACAAAATGCTATATCTGGTTGTAGAGATTTAATTAAAGATATGGTAAATAATTTATGTATATTTTATTTATCAATTAAAACCTCCTTGGCGATTTTTTTTATAATTTTGTTTTCATTAATATCTTCTTGTCCTCCACCCATGGACTCTAAAATTATTTTATTATATTCATCCGATTTTTTTGAATGACTATAAATACATTCTGGATATTTTTCTTTCCACTCAGAAATTAACTTACAATTTTTGTTAGCAATATACTTGATTGCTTTTTTTAACCTCATTTTTTCTTCATTTTCTTTTTCCCATTTATCTTCATCTTTAATGTACAATATTTCTCTCTTTGAATCACTACAATGTACAGGTCTTTGTGTAATTTCTAGAGCTTTAAGGTTTTTTATAATAATATTCGATATCCCATCAATAAAACCAACTTTACCAACATTCTCCAAATCAGTTAATTGTATTTTGAGTGATTCCACAAAATCCATAATATTCATCGCATCTTTACATTGTTCGTTCAAAAATATCTGAAGATTAAATGTCTTATTATAACTGTTTGTATTCGTATTGAAATTAATTGTTTGCATGTTTTTACAGACATCTAATACCATGTTTTTTAATTCACTATTTTCTTTAATTAAATAATTAATTAACTCATCCTTATCTTTGGAATCCTCTTTTTTAAAAAAAAAAGTATGTTGGCATGTTTTTTTATGTTTCCATAATCCCTGTCGATGTAAATAACTTTTTCCACATTCGCAGACGAAGTTTTTTTCGGCGATTTTTGGCGACTTTTTGTAATCCTCTGTAATCCTTTTCTCTGTTTTTTGGTGTTTGCGTGTCAAAATATGTTTGGAATAGTCACTCTGTTTAGAGCATTTATAATCACATTTTTCGCAATAAAATTTTTCGGCGATTTTTGGCGACTTTTTGTAATCCATTTGTCCTCTAATTAGAGGACAGAAAAAATCTCTATATTTTATTTTTTGAAAAAAATTTGTATTTTTTAAAAATTTATCGTCTTGTAACAAAAATTATTTTTTTGGTACCCAGACGCTAAAAATAAATTATCGTCAGGGCGCAAGTTTTTTTCATAATTGCTACCCTACTTTTAAAAAATAGACAAAAAAAATGTCCAATTTTAAAAAGCGGATTGGAGATTTGGAAAAAATTACAAAACATCGCCCTTCGGACTTTTCTTTAAATTATTTTGGAATATATTATATTTTTTAATTTAAAGAAAAACTATTTTCAAATATTTATGTAGCATATTCCATGCCGCAATTGCCTCCAATAAACGTTAATACATTTAAACGTTCTTCAAATAAAACCATATCAAAATTATATTCAAATATTCTCCAAGTAGGTTTATTAATACCCACAATATCTCCAGTTTGTGGATCACATATGTTCAATGCTTGCGCATAAGGATCCAACGGGGGAGTAATGGTCGTAAATTCAAACTCAATTAAATAAAATCTATTCGTATTCATTGCGCCTGATGGTTGTAATTCAAATGGTGATGTATTTAAACAAAAATTATAGCAATATAAAAATGGTGTAGCATTTCCCGCAGTTCTTACATATTTTTCAATAAAACTATAAACTCCTGCTGATTGTAAATTCTCTCTATATTGCCCGTCGATTTGGATTGCTAAGGCGACTAATATTTCCTGTGTATTTTGTGGAGTATATACACCTGAAGTAAATAAACCTGTTAAAGTACAAGTTGGGTTAATACCTGGACCTATTGTGCTACCGTTAACTAGTTTAAATGGACCTGCAGTCGGAGCAGGTGTTATATCATTTGGCATATAATTGTACGGCCAATTTGTGTAATTTGACCATTGATTTCGCAAATTTGCGTCACTTCTTTGAAAATACCACATCCAACTAGAAACTAGACCAACAGAGGTAATCTCTATTTTATTTGGTCCAGTAACATTGTAATATTTTGTTTCTTGAATTTGTCGGATCAAATATTTTTGTTCATTTTTTGCGAACATTTTTTGTTCATCATTTGAGAGAAAAGCATATGTACAAGTTAAATGAATATCGGTATCCCATGTTGATCTTGTATCTAAATAAGACAAAGGACCTAATTCGTAATCAGGTGGAGTCTGTAAAAAGCGACACATTTGCATATAATATTGGTTAAAATTAGGTTGTATATATGGGAAATTATTTGCTACATCACATACATCACGAATTACAAATAATTCATATATAGGTCTCAATGTAACTTGAATTTCTAATATATTATATTGTAACGCTACAAGTGGGAATGCCATTTGACT